CATTCTGCAATTCCGCCCCGTATAGCCCGACACTAGGTATCACCCCTAGCGAAGTGCCACGGAACGGACGGCGCATGTCCGCGTTCCCGCGACCATCCACAGCCCCATGGGCTGTTGGTCCTAGACAAACCCGCTTGCCAAAGGCGGGTTCGGGTTAGCCTAAGGTGCGTTCCCCTAGGCGTTTCCTGGAGGGGCCGTTCTGGCTCTTCTCTCCTATGATTGCTATACCGTATGGCACAGCATCGAACCCTAGCCAACCTAGCAGATTAGCTAGGGTTCAAGGTTATGCCTTACTGTTCCCCTTCTGCAATACCTTAATCTGTCTGTCATTCAGAACCCCTGAACGGTCGGGCTGCCATTGCCCATAAATATGGGCGCTGGAGCCTGGCGTTCGAACCCGGCCAAGCGGGCTAGAAAGCTGTCGGTCAACCCTTCGCTCCAAGGCGCTAGGCCTGGGGGCAGAAAGGTTAGCGGCGACAATTGCGTCACGCGCCTGCCGTTCGGCGGCTAGTGCCGCCTTAGCAATCCGTTCCGCCTTGGCTGCAAGGCGGGCTTTCGCGCGCTTGCGTCGAATGTTCCGACTAGAAGCCATAGCACCTATTCCTTTGCAGGCGGGCATGTGCGCTAGGCACGCGCCCTAGGTTAATGTTTGGTTATCGAGAGGGCCTCCGCTCAGTGCCTCGGCGCCTTCCGATGCACCCTACATGCCCCATGCCCCCCAGGAAGTCACCTATCAAATGTGATAGCTATCATTCGGGGGGGGGGGGGGGGGGTTCATCCGGGTGTGTGTGTCGGGCGTTACCCCACCCCCCTCAGTCTCTACATAAAAAATTAACACACCAATCCTATATGCCTCTTCTAGCCATTTTAAGCCCCTCTCAGAGGATTTTTCAGAAAAAGCTACCCCAGTACCACCCAACCCCCTTTTTCTTCTGTACGGGGCTAAAAACCGCCTTAGAATTGACATTAAAGAGGCTCGCCTTACACGGAAACCATAGATACAAAAAATAGACTCGCGGTTGTAAAGGATATTACTAAGAGTAATAGATTTATTATCTATTGTCTTTTATAAAACTCTTAGTAATATACTATAGGAATATACTAAGAGATATTACTAAGAGTAATATATAGAATATCATACCTTTTTGTCAATTCCCTAGGATCGGAACGATCCGTTCCTCCCTTCTTTTATTTTTTTTTGTCTTTTCCCTATCTATTTCGCTTGACAAATAGATTCATTCGTGGTATAATTACGGTGTAAGGTAGGAAATAGGGTTTTAAAACAATGGCCAAAAAGTACAAAACTCCGGCATGGCAGCGAAAAGAAGGAAAAAATCCTAAGGGTGGACTTAATGCCAAGGGCCGAGCCTCCTACAACAAAGCCACTGGTGGAAACCTTAAAGCTCCTCAACCGGGGGGCGGAAAGAGACGAGATTCCTTCTGTGCTCGAATGAAAGGCATGAAAGCTAAAAACACTTCTGCTAAAACCGCTAGAGACCCCAATTCCCGCATCAATAAATCTCTTAGGGCTTGGAACTGTTAAAAATATGACTAGTCATAAAACTAAAAAGAATACCCCGGCTAGACAGGCCGCCCAAAGAAAGTATAACTCCAAGCCAGAGCAGAAAAGGCGCAGGGCCATGCGTAACAAGGCTAGGGCAATGATGATGAAAGCCGGAAAAGTAAGAAAAGGAGATGGAAGGGACGTTGCCCATAAGGACGATAACCCAATGAATTCCGACCCATCCAATTTTCTAATTCAATCTCCGTCTAAAAATCGTTCTGTCCCCCGAGGAAGCACCGGAAAAAGGAAACGAGAGAATGGCTAGTTTAACCCGAAGAGAAGAAAAAGGACTGACTACCCTCCAGCAGCGTTTTGTAGAAGAATATATGGTTGATATGAACGCTGCTCAAGCCTGTCTTCGTGCTGGATATAACACAAAAGCTTCTGCTCAGATGGGTCTTAAGGTTCTTAGGCACCCACGGGTTGCCGCCGAAATTGCTAAAAAAATGCAAAAGAAGCGGGAAGAAACAAAGGTAACGGAAAACTACGTTATCAATAAACTGGTCATGATGGCAGAAAACCCGGAAGCAAAAGACGCTGATCAGCTTCGGGCTCTCGAACTCCTCGGCAGAAGCCTTGGAATGTTCCGTGACCGCCAAGAAATTTCTGGACCGGATGGCGCTGCTATCCAATACCAACAAAGGGTTGAACAGGATGACGCAGACCTCGCCCGCGCAATTGCTCGCCTCGCTAAGCGAGAAGGAGAGAACAGAGTGGCTCTCAGGGCTGTCCCCCGAACAGAGAGCGAATCTTAAATATTACTGGCCATTCTGGGCCAGACCAAACCAGCTAGAACCAGAAGGAGACTGGAATACGTGGTTGGTGCTAGCTGGTCGAGGATTTGGTAAAACGCGGATGGGCAGCGAGTGGGTTAGACAAAAAGCCCACAAATATCCAGGATGCCGTATTGCCCTTGTAGCTGAAACAGCCGCTGACGCACGAGATGTTATGATTAAAGGGGACTCAGGTCTCCTAAACTGCGATCCTTCTCTTACTGAAGAAAGCTGGTCTCCTACTAATCGCTGTCTTACCTGGCCCAACGGAAGTAGAGCATTTACTTACAATGCTACTGAACCCGACCAGCTTCGCGGACCCCAACACCATTTTGCGTGGGTAGACGAGCTTGCCAAGTTTAGGTATATGCAAGAGACGTGGAACCAGACACAATTTGGTCTTCGTCTTGGAGAACACCCCAAAGCTCTGGTAACAACCACCCCAAGACCGCTACCTCTTATCAAAAAGCTGGTTAATGACCCCACCGTTTTTGTAACACGAGGAAGTACTTTTGACAATGCATCAAATCTCGCTTCTACATTTCTGTCTCAAATCGAAGATCAGTATGGAGGTACCCGTCTTGGAAGACAAGAACTCGAAGGAGAAATCCTTGAAGACATCCCCGGTGCTCTCTGGAGTCGTGAAACTATCGACAGTTGCAGAATCAAAGAAGCCCCGCCGATGGAACGCGTTCTTGTCGCTATTGACCCGGCTGCGAGCTCGAATGAAGGCTCTGACGAAACCGGAATCATTGGAGTTGGTATGGCGCGGGACAACGATGGATACGCCCGTGGCTATGTCTTGGCCGACCGCTCCCGCAAAGGGTCCCCAGAAGAATGGGCTAAAGCCGCAGTTAACCTTTACAGAGAACTGCAAGCAGATCGTATCGTAGCAGAGAAGAACAACGGAGGCGAAATGGTTGCTTCCGTTATTAGGGCAATAGACAGGTCGGTGCCTATTACCCTTGTCCACGCATCTCGTGGAAAACATGTCCGTGCTGAACCTATCTCTGCTTTGTACGAGCAAGGGAGGGTGCATCATGTTGGAAAGTTTGATAAGCTGGAAGATCAAATGTGCCAGTTTAGCGTTGATAATGTGCGGGACAGCAATACCGGTTCTCCCGATAGGGTTGATGCATTGGTATGGGGTCTTTCAGAGCTATTCGACCGAATTACAGCTAGAAGGCGTGCAGAAGGTGTAGGACGAGGAGCCCTTCAACCCAACAACCCTAACGCCTTTGTCTTTAGCTCCTATTACGATTTGAACAATTCTCCTAATATGTGGATGGCTGGTTAATTTATGAATCAGGAACAAGACCTCAAAAACTCTTCGCCCGATGAGGCCGAAGCTGTAGCGGTCGATACGCTAGACTACAATGATAACGTAGAAAAGGGGTATGTACCTGAGGGTTTTGATTCTGTCGAAGACTTCCTTACAGAAATGCGAGAAGAATACAGAAAAGACCTTGAAGCAGATCGTATTAACCGAGAGCTAGCCTTAGACGACAAAAAGTTTACTGCCGGAGAGCAATGGGACCCCGTTGTTCTACAGCATCGAAAGGGTCTTCCCTGCCTTACTATTAACTCAATTCCTCAGTTTGTTGGACAAGTAGTCGGAGACTGGAGAGAAAACAAAAACGCAATTAAGGTTCTTCCCGCAGAAGACGGCGATATTGATATTGCCAACATTCGAGGCGATCTTATTCGGGCTATTCAAGCAGAAACACGGGCTACCAGAGCGTATGATAACGCCTTTGAGTCTATGGTTCAGTGTGGAGACGGGGCCTTTAGGGTTTGCGTGAAATACGCACGTAATGACGTATTTGATCAGAATATTGAAATAGACCCCATTGAAGACGCTCTTTCTGTTGTGTGGGATCGTTTCTCTCAAGACCCTACTGGGCGTGATGCTCGTAGGGTTTTTGTAGATGACAAGCTTTCTACTAAGGAGTTTAAGCGGAAATGGCCAGGCATTGATCCTTCTGACCTAGGACGCGAAGAGTCCGGGGAACTTATGGTAGAAGGCTGGCTAGACACTGATTCCGTCAAGGTGACTGAATATTGGCGCCTTATTGAAAGGCAACGACTCCTTGTTATGTTTGAAGACGGTTCTGTTCGTCCTGTTGAAAAAGATCGGCTAGAAGAATATGTCGAAAAACACGGACCTCCGGTTAGGACTCGGGTAGCACCTGTAACATACGCCCAGATGCATCTGGTTACTGGTTTTGCTATTTTGTCTGGGCCTTACGAATATATGCTTTCCCGTGTTCCAATTATCCGTATGAGCGGTCGAGTAGTAAACGTGGGAGGACGAAGGGTTCGGTTCGGACTAGTTCGTTTTATGAAGGACTCTGTGCGCCTCAAAAACTTCTGGCGTAGCGTTGCTGCCGAACAACTTGGCTATGCGCCCAAAGCCCAGTGGATTGCTCCCCAAAGTGCCGTAGAAGGCCGGGAAGAAATGTTCCGAAAGGCCCATTTGTCTCGTGATCCGCTCATTATTTATAACGATGATGCTAGCGCTCCGCCTGCTCGTCTCGATCCCCCTATCCCGCAGGCCGCTCTTCTTAACGAAGCTCAAGTCAATGCTCAGGATATGAAGGATGTTACTGGTATCCACGATGCATCGTTGGGTATTAAGAGTAATGAAGTTTCTGGACGAGCTATTCAGGCTCGTCAAAGAGAAGGCGACGTTGCTTCTATTACGTATTACGATAATGGTAATGCGGCTATTCTGGAAGCAGGAGATGTTGTTAACCAGCTTATTGGGCAAATCTACGACGGTACCCGTATTCTTCGGGTTATTGGAGAAGACGAAAGCATCCGGTTTCAGCGGGTTAACGACCCGAACGACCCTTCTTCGCCAGACCTCTCTATCGGTAATTACGATGTAGCCCTTACCTCGGGCACTTCCTATACGACTCGCCGCGTAGAAGCGGCTCAGGCCATGATGGAGGCTATTCAAGTGTGGCCTCAGCTCATTCAGGTGGCAGGTGATATTATTGCCAAAGCTCAGGACTGGCCAGGCGCTGATAAGCTTGCTGAACGCCTTAAGAAAACTATTCCACCTGAGCTTAGAGACGACGAAGACGGCCAACAAGCCCCTCCGATTAGTCCCGTAGTTCTTCAAGAACTTCAGATGCAACTACAAGCGCTGGCTCAAGAGAATCAAATGCTTAAAACGGACAAATCTTTGGAGCTCCGAAAGCTTGAGATTGCCGCGTTTGAAGCAGAAACCAAGCGGCTAGACGCTATTGCTTCTAACCAGCTCGCCCAAACATCATTGGGGATTAAGACTATTCAAGAAGCTTTGAAGTCCCCTGACATTTCGGAACCGGCAGGTATTCAATAAGCTACGCCTGCTGGAGGACTTCCGCAACAAAAGTAGCGCAATTTCGGTATAAGGACCGTTAAAACCTATGAGTGACAGTAACTCACTGCCTGAACAGGCTGAACTTGATCTGGACAAAACTCTTGCTAATATCCAAGATGAAGAGCTGGATACTAGTAATGAACAACAGGATGCTCCTGTAGCAGAAGACACAGACGATCTGGATGCCTTTAACGACCTTCTTACGGGAAAGCGAAAGGCTCAAGCTGCTACGGAGGAAGAACCATCCAACAAAGATCAAAAACAACAGCCTGAAAAACAATCCGAGGAAGCCGACGATGCCCTCGCAACTGAACCGGAACAAAAGGAACCAAAGCCTAAATCCCGTTTTCAGGAACGCATCGACGAACTAACGCACAAGGCTCGTGAAGCAGAGCGAAAGGAGAAAGAACTCCAAGCAAAGCTTGACGAAGTATTGGCAAAGCTAGACGCAACCAATAAAGAACCTCAGAATGCGCCAACTCAAAAATACGAAGGGCCTCGGCCCGACGAAAAAGACGAAAACGGGGAGGACAAGTATCCTCTTGGTGAGTTTGATCCTGAGTTTATCCGAGCCCTCACTCGCTTCGAACTCCGTAGGGAGCTAGAAATCCAGGCAGCCAAAGAGGCTGAAGCAAAGGAACAAGCTCGTATCCAAGAAGCTCAACAAGCTCTTCAACAAGAGTGGCAACAGCGCGTCGACAAAGCATTGGAAAAGTATCCCGACCTCCCTGAAAAGGAAGAAGCTCTTGCAACTGCCTTTGAAGGAACTGACGAGAAATATGGGGCATATTTGGCCGGTGTAATTATGTCAATGGACTACGGACCTGACGTTCTTTATTATCTGTCTAACAATTTGGACGAGGCAAAACGGATCGTTAATAGTGGTCCTGCTCGTGCCACCATTGCTCTTGGCAAACTCGAAGCACGGTTCGCCCTGCAAGAAGAAGAAAAGAGCGAAGCAAAGAAACTGAGAGTATCTAAGGCTCCTGAGCCGCCTGAACGCCTTAATAAGGGTAATATGGTAGCAAAGGAAGTTCCGGACGATACAGATGATCTGGATGCCTTTGCCGCGAAGCTCTTCAACACTCGTGGTAAAAGGCGATAACAAAACCACGAAAGGATAATAAACAATGTCTGTTACTGTTGATCAGGCAAAACTGGTTCTTAACACTTTTGCCGCTACATTTCAAAACAATCTTATGGCCGCCGAAACCGTAACTTGGAAGAAGTTTGACGGTGAGATGAATGATCGCAACGCCCTGACTGTTGTGGAACAAGTCACTCCTCGTTATGTTGTAACTCAAAACGAGAACAATGTTGCTGATCTTAGCACCGGAACTCAAGGAACTGTCTTTGGCTCGGAACAGTACAAGATTGACCGAGTGTTTGGCGCAAGCATGGGCTGGGGCGATTTTGTAAAGATTCGCGATATTGGCGATGCCCGCGAATCGGAAGCAATTAAGGCCGCTGCTACTCAGCTGGCTGAGCAGATTGACGCCTATATTATTCGTACCATCGCGCTTGCTTCTAACAACTGGGTAGGTAACGCTGGTAACGTTGTTGCCACTTTTGACGATGTGGCCTCCGGCTACACTCGCCTGAAGGAAGAAGGCGTTGACGACGCAGACCTTCGTGCTGTTCTTACCTATCAAGATAGGCAGGCACTTGCGGACTGGATTGTGGACGACAATAGCTCGGCTCTTTCTGGTGCCGATGGCGTGTATCGACAAGGTTTTACGGGCACTGTTGCAGGCATTCCTACGATGTTTACGCAACAGCTTCCGACCCTGACGGTTGGTTCTCGGACTGGTACAATCAGCGTTAACGGCGCAAACCAGAACGTTAACTATGCGGCTGTGGCTATCTCGGGAGCTCCGGGCCAGTACATGACACAAATCCTCAACATTAACCTGACTACTGGTCAGACGCTTGTTGATGGGGAAGTGTTTACCATTGCTGGCGTGAATGCCTACGATAACCGTCTGCAAGCTTCGCTTGGTCGTCTCCAACAGTTCCGGGTAATTGGTAACTACACCGGCGCTGGTGGCACTGCTGCTGTTCGTGTTTTCCCTGCGATTATCGTTCCCAACACGGGCACGGGCGTCAACATTGGGATTAACACGGCCCATGCTACGGTTACTGCGGCTCCAGCCAACGGCGCTGCGATTACCGTGATCGGTGCCGCTAACGGACAATTCCGTACTCGCTTCATCGGTCAGAAGCAAGCAGTTGTTTGCCATACGGCAGACCTTATTCTTCCGGCCACAGGAGTTGGTATGCGTAAGGCGCTTACCAAGGTTCCGCTGAGTGTGCGTATGTGGAAGAACTCCAACTTTGCTACCGGCCAACACGATGTTCGTTTTGACGTGGCTCTTACTGCCAACGTTCGAGATCGTCGTCGTGTGGTTCGTATTAACGGTGCGTAACGTTTGATTAGGCGGGGGCCTTATACGCGGGGCCCCCGTCTTTTCTCTTTTCTCTTTATACGGAGTAAATATTAGTGACAAACGAACGTTTTACGGCCTATGTTATGGGAACTAATTCTTCTCTTAAGGTTACGCGACAGAGCATTGGCGGTTTCTTGGCAAAGACAGGAGGCACCGTCACTGTTACCAATGATAATGGTGTAGTGATTGTGGATGCACATCCTGTTACTGCTGGGCTTTATTATCCTATGCCGTTTCTTTTTCAAACGGCTACTGGTGGTACAGTTACACTTGCTGGTGGAGCCAGCGGAGTTCTAGCGGTCTAATGGGACGTCTTTCTACCCGGGTTATTGCATGGATGGGGCACGGGGGAGCGCCGCCACCGACGCCCTTCCTTTCTTCTGTCGAGACGCACGGGTTTCTTGCTGAGGCGACCAATACACCGACCAATACTGTTATTGACGAGTTCGTCCCCGTTTTGCGGACTGGCTATCTTGGCACCACCAGCCTGACCACGTGGACCGAGCAGGTGCTGGTTCACCGGCGCGCTCCGACGCCCGGTTCAGCGCCTCGCACCTATTCCGGCAACCGTGTGGTCCTTAATTCCGTCATCCTTTCCGACGATGTAATTTCCAGCACGGTAAATAATAGCACCCGGACAGCACCGGCGCTTGAAGGGTTTTTCACCTGCCCCTTGAACCGGGTGATTGGCAATTCGGTCACTCTTACATCGGTGTGGGAGTGCGCGATGACACGCAACGGGGTCCCTGTCACTCTGGTGCGCTACACGATCTCTTCTCTTGATGGGTCGCAGGTCGTGACGGCGGATGTGACAGCGCCTGTCGCGCGGTCGCACAGCCTGACTGGCCTTTCGTCGCACTCGTGGGAGGCAACGCTCGACACGTCCGCTATTCCGGACGGCCACCGGGTCAAATACCGGATGCAGGGCTACGGCCCCTATGGGCAGGTCTTCGACAGCGACAACTGGACCTCGCAGGCCGATATCCTGATCGGGCGTGGTTCGAGGCGCGGGCTGAAACACAACGGGATCGCTACCAATCCCGTCAAGGTGGTCCTTCGCGATACGGCCTCGGGATCGCCAACTGCGTCGACCGACTATGCCACCGCTTACGCTGGCCATTACGCACGCACTACGGCAGGTATCAACGCGGCGCGCACTGCCGCACAGGCGCTCAATCTTTCCACCTACGGGATTAACGGGCTGGACGGTGTGGAGTTCTACATTGGTGGCACAGTCATAAACACGACATTTCATCCGACCAGCCTGACTGTTCTTTACACCGGGATTATCATCCGATCTGACCCGACAGATTTTCCGGGCGGCGCTGACTTTTTCACAAACTTCCAGCCGAACTGGACTGGACATCTGGAAAGCGCGCCGCACGATATTTACGGCCTCACCTTCCGCGATTTTGCAAAGACAAGGCGGCGGTCGCCGTCCGGCAACACTACTGTAGACTTCATCAGCGGGAGCGGAATTACCGACCTATGGATCGAGGGCGGCGAACACGATTGCCTTACCCCTGCGTCTGGTAATGCTTTTCTGGTGGACGGCGGGGGCGTTGCAACTTTCCTGAATGTGACAATCACGAACAACACCGGAGGCGCAGGAAACTATACGGGCGTCATTACTGGCGGGAACGTCAGGTATTTGCGGGTTATCGGTTCGCGCTTTGCAGAGGTCTCGTCTGGCATTCAGGAAGTCGCTTCGCCGCTAAAAATAGGTTCGGTCTTTGAGCGCACCCGGTTCCGGCTGATCGACATTTCTAATTCCTGGGCAGTGAATAGCCACATTGCAGATGGCTGCTGCCTGTTTAATCACAATCCTACCGCTAACGGCATTATGTTGAACGCGCCATCACTTGCCCAAAAGGATAATACGCGCGGCTGGTATTGGAGAAACTGTCTTTTCGAGAATGTTTCGAATACCAATAACGACCGCGTGGCATTTCTGGCTGACGCCAACACAGACAGCTGTTCCTGCGTTGTTTTCCGCAACTGCACCATGGTTGGCTATGACCTTGCGGGCCGCTGGAACGCCTGTTACAATCAAAGCACCGCTTCGCCGGTTTCAATGTTCCAATACACATTTTTCGATGCCTGCATCATGCCGCGATCTGCCAGCAAAGGCGACATGGACGGCACCCCGAACGGGGCGCGCTATGTTGGCTGGGCCGAGCAGGGGACAATGGTGCTTGGGCGCGGGAACTGGTCGCAATGGCCGCCATTGGCGAATGACCGGCGAGACAGCTGGGGGCCGGGTTCGGTGTCTCCGACTAACACGGGAGTGTGGAACAACCCAGGTTTTGTCGATTACCGTGGCTCTGATGGCGTAAACCTCGGCGCTGGCTATGGTGACTACAATCTGACTGCTTCCGCTCCCGCTCGTGGCGGTGTTTCCTACATTCCGGCCTGCCGGTTTGACGCCGAGGGCAACGCGTTGCCGATTGGCACGGTGCACACAACGCCCGGCCATCTGGCTGCTAAGCCCGCGCCGTAACAAAAAGGATCAAATTACATGACCTTGGTATCAGACATCCTTACAGATGCTTACCGCCAGAGCAACCTTTTGGCCATTGGGGGTACCCTTACAACCAACCAACAAACAGAAGCATTGCGTCATCTAAATCGTATTGTAAAATCGGTTCTTGGTAATGAAGTTGGAGAACCTTTTACACCTGTTCCTTTGGGTCGTTTGAATATTGAGCGTCCTTCTGGATGGCCTTGGTACGAAAATTTTCCAGAGCCTGATTGGTTTGTCCCCGAAAACTCTCGCCTAATGTGCAATCTTACGGGAAGCGGGGAAGTATTTCTTCACCCAACTCCTGATGATGGGTCTCGGCTTTCTGTAATTGATGTAGGACAAAACCTATCGACTTTTCCTCTTACGCTTAATGCTAACGGGCGTAGAATTGAGGGACAGCCTTCTGTTGTGCTTAATAACGATGGGTACAATGCTGAATGGTTGTATCGGGCCGATCTCGGAGAATGGAGACTTGTTTCTCCTCTTACTCTTCCCGCAGATTTTCCTTTTCCAGAAGAGTTTGATTTTTATTTTATTACGCTGTTGGCCATGGCGCTTAATCCAGCCTACGGCGTAACTATGGACCCGCAAACTCAGCTTATGATGGTTAGGTCTCGTTCACAAATTCGCTCTCGTTATCATAACAATATACCGACTCGGTCTGAGCTAGGGCTTATTCGTTCTCCTCTTACCTCCCAAGACAGGTGGTATACTGGTACAGACTTTGGCTGGGACTATAGCCCAGACGGGGCGTTTAAAGCAGGAATTCCGTTTTAATGCGTTTGCCCTTTGTCACTAGCGATTATTCAAGAAGGGTTTCGGGAGCCCCTGACCTTCTTCTTCGCAATAGATATTTTGAAACTAACCCTACTCTCACTGAAGACGGGGCCTCTCTCCTTCCTCGTCCCGGCCTAAAGTATTTTACAACTGTAGGACAAGGCCCTATTCGAGGGATTAAATCTGAAAGCGGGTCATTTAATGGAGACCTGTTTGTAGCTTCTGGTACAGAAGTTTACAGAGTTTCTGCTGATGGCTCTTCTCGTATGATTTACACGGGACTTGGAAACGCATCAGAAGGGTTTGTTACGTTCGCTATTACTGCTAATATTGAAAATGTTCCTCCTTATTGTTTTATTGCAGACGGTTCCTCGTTTCTTGTTTACATTGAAAATGGGTATGCCACTAATACTCTTAGCGGGACTATTGCTAACAATGACGTAGTCAGAATTGGAGCAACTTATTATCAATTTACCAACGGATCGGTAGATGCTGGAACCCCTAATGGAAGCGTGTCTAACCCTTGGTTGGTTGCTCTTGGCGTAAACAATATGATGGCATTTTCAATTTTTGCTAGTGCTGTCAACGGGACCGGTGTTGCAGGCGTAGATTATTCTACAAATTTGCAGGTTAACGGAGAAGCTGCGGCAATTAATCTGTTCACTGAATCTGTTCAAGTAAGAGCAACAACTCCCGGCGTCTCAGGAAACTCTATTGTTACGACTACTACGGGCTCAAACCTTACTTGGGCAAATGGCGGAACCCTTACTGGCGGAGGGGAAGAATCGGTTCTTCCTGTCGGCTTGCCTATTGCAACAGGCGTGATCAGTTGTGCAGTTATTAATTCTTTTGTAGTAGTTGTTCCTGAACAAAGCGGCTCCCTTAACGGAAGATTTTATTGGATTGAACCGGGAGAGCTTTTTGTTAATGCGCTTAATTTTGCAACAGCGGAATCAGCTCCTGACGGCCTTAACGGTGTTGTAGTTTTTAAGGACCAGTTCTGGCTTTCTGGAGAGAGCACTACTGAAGTTTGGTATTTTACCGGAGACCTTAATGTTCCTGTCCGCCGAGTGCAAGGCGTACTGTTTGACAGAGGGACTCTACAAAATATGGCTGTTCCTTTTGAAGAAGGAATTGTTTTAACAGACTCTCTTGGCGGAGTTTTTCTTGTTTCTGGAGGAGAACCAAGAAGAATTTCTACCCCAGCAATCGAAGAGCAACTCCGTCGGGCTCTTATTGAGCAAAGAAGGTTCTAATGGCGTCTGGTTTTTTCTTAGCTGACAAGGACACAGAAGCTTTTCAAGCTGTAGTGCCTCGTTTTGACCCTAAATTTTGGACCGTAAATTTTCCAAGGCCAATGATGGCCTCTGTCCGCACGCTTTCAGCAAACAGCTTTAGGGCTGATTGTAATTGGATTGAAGAAGGAAATCTCTGTGGTTTGATTTGGAGCAGCGAAGACACTCTAGACCACCCCCTCAATTCCTATGAAACCAATAAAGATTATTCAGGGGTTACTTTGACCTTTAGGTGGCAAAGCACTGGAGTAGAGCCCTTGGATTCAAGCAACCCTCCTGTGCTTACTATTGAAGGCAGAACGCAAGATGGTGTTCCTAAGTCTTGGTTTGTTCGTCTGTGGAACTATAAAACCTCTGGAACTGGTACAGATTGCATTATTTCCCTTCCTTTTAGTGCGTTAGACGGAGGATTTATTCTTCCTAATGATGCAGACCCTGTTTTTCCGGGCAATATTGACAGAATGTTTATTTCTCTTATTCCTCCGGGATTTGTAGAAAATAGCACTACTTTGTTTCCATTGCCAAAAGACGGACATGTAATTATTTCAGATATTGAAGTTACTGGTGGACCTAATGCAAGCCTAGCAGTCAAAAACGCCTTGAGGCCCCCGCACGAGTTTTACATGTGCACGGCTTTTGACGACAGCTACAATCTAACCCCCGAGCGTGTTTTGTATAATATTCAACAACTGGGGTATCGTAAAACAATTAATCATTATGTTGGCATGAGCCATTATATGCAATTGCGTTTTGACATTGGGGACAACGCTCTAAGGCTATACAATGTGGCCGGTCAAAGGCTAAATGCGCCTACTCGTTTTTGGCACTCGGATTTTTTCGAGCGAGCTAAAGACTTGGGCTTTGAAGTTATTGTGTCTTTGTCTTATGAAATGTTCAACTCTTATTGCCCTACTAGCTGGAGGCAGCTCGATTCAAACGGAGGCCCGGCTCTTACGGGATGGGTTCCTCCTTCCACTATTCTAATTCCTACCCTGCCTGCTGCTATGAACTATCTGCAAGGAGTTGCCATAGAGTTTATGGATGAAGCTGATGCTGTCGGAGCTCCTCTTCTTTTTCAGATTGGGGAACCTTGGTGGTGGGTGAATTTTACAGACCAAAGACCGTGTTTCTATGACGCTTACACTACAGCGCTATATTTTACTGAAACAGGCCTAACTGCCCCAGTTATTACAGACATGAAAGCAACCTTGAATAGCGCTCAACTAGCCTATCTAGACTGGCTGGGAACTAAGCTGGGGATTTCTACAAACAACCTTAGAGATGCAGTTAAAACTGCTTACCCCTCTACTAAAACTCTATTGCTTTTTTATGCTCCTCAAGTCCAAAGCGATTTGACGCCTGAGCTTTACAGGGCTAATCGTCCAGCCGCTTGGAACTATCCTGCCTATGATATTCTACAGCTTGAAGATTATACTTTTGTTAGTCAAGGAAATGTTCCTGCGTCAGAGTTGGCTGCTGAAACAGTTACAACTCTTCTGGGATATCCTGTAGACAAGCAACACTATTTTTCGGGGTTTGTTCTGTTGCCTCAAGACGCCCCTACGCTCTGGCCTTTGATCAATAATGCTGCTAATAGGGCCGTGGCCAGAGGCGTCTCTCAAGTGTTTTTCTGGGCACAGCCTCAAATTAATCGAGACGGTTTTACCGTTCTTGGTTCTACAGAATTGTCTTCTAGGGCGTGGGGAATAGAACTAGACGGGCACCAACTGCTGGTTCTTAGAGCTGGTGCAGATAAAACCTTTGTCTACGATTTGCAAACAGGGCAATGGTCTTCGTGGGATAGCCCATTTAGCTCGGTGTGGCGTCCTCTTTACGGCATCAACTGGATTAACTCGGGAGAAGCTGCTTTCAACGCAGGAACAAACATTGTATGCGGGGACTCTTCTACGGGAGTTCTGTGGATGTTGGACCCCGAACAGCCTTACGATGACTCTCCAATTACAGAAGTAGAAGAAGCACAGCCATTTACTAGAACTGCTACTGCTCAGGTTCCTGTTCGAGGAAGAGAATTCATCCCAGTATATGATTTGTTTTTGACTGCCTCTAAGACCAATAATCTACAAGTTAGTCCTAATGTTGGCTTGTATTATTCTGACGACGGGGCCGATACTTTCGTTCACGCGGGAGACATTGCTTCAGATAATTCGTTTACACAAGAGTTTGCGTGGAGATCGCTAGGGCGTATTCAAGCGCCGGGAAGAATTTTCCACATTGTAGACGAAGGGGCATTGTCCAAGATTGATACTCTAGATATTAATACAATTACGGAATCTTAAACAATGTCTAAAGCTCCTCAGCCTTTGTCTGCTAATTTTCCTATTGTAGGAGAAGACTTCAAACCAACTCCCTATTTTATTAGGTGGGCTCAAGAAAGACAAATTGACATTCAGAATAGCGCTTCACCAGGAGAAATTGACGACGCAATTAATAATTGGTCTAGTGCTCGTTCTATTAACACTCCCGGAGGAGGGGGCCTTACAGGCGGAGGAAACCTAAGCTCAGATTTGACTTTGGGGATTGCTAACACATCTGTTACTCCAGGCTCTTATTCGTGCCCAAATATTACAGTTAATTCCCAAGGACGGATTACTTCTGCAACTACTGTAGACCCTACCGGGTCCCTTCAAATTCCTACTCTTTCGTTAGGGTGGATTGGTTACGGAAGTGGCTACGTATCTCCTAGGTACAGGAAAGACAGGCATGGTCGCGTAACTGTAGAGGGTTTGATGCAATCTGGGACTGATGGAGTAGTATTTACTTTTCTTCCGGGCTTTAGACCAGACGGCACTCTTATGTTTATCTGTTGGTCTGGGGGAGGGCCGTACAGAGTTGACGTAAGAGCAACCGGAGAACTAGAAGTCTTTGGTTCAAATGCTGTGTTTTCCTCTCTTACTGGCATTAGTTTCTTTGCTGTTTAAATGGACAAAATTGCAAAACTTTTGGAGCCCTATTTAAAAGACAAGGACTTTGACGTAGTAGAATGGGCTACTGATCCTAAAAACATTCTTTACTTGGACGAATACGATAACATAGCGATATTCGAACCTATTACAGACACAAGGTATTCAGGGCACTACTACTTTGTTCAAAGAGGAAAAGAGGCTCTAGTAGCCGCTAAAAAGTTCTTGGAAAAGTTTTTTACAGAAAACCCTCATATAGCTGTTCTTCAGGGATTTGTTCCTGTAGAACATTTAGGGGCTAGATGGATGTCAAGACAAATAGGTCTTAAAAGCTACGGAATAGAAGAAACCACAATTGGTCCCGTAGAAATGTTTATCCTCACCAGAAACGAATACATGGCACAAAGGAGTCAAGGTTAAATGGGTGGTATCGTTAGAAACCTTTTCGGAGGCAGTAAGAACAGGTCCCAATCAGACAATCAGGCATTTGGCCTTCTCTCGGGCGCCCTTTCCCCTAGTCTAGGTTTTGTCCAACAAGGGGGTCAAGGCATGGCTGACCTTCTTTCCGGAAACAGCGCTGGATTTGACGCTTTTAAACGAGCGACTGGCTTTGATGCTCTTGCAGAGAGAGGCTCTCGTGGTGTAACGAACAATACTGCGGCTTCAGGGCTTCTTCGAAGCGGGGCTTCTGGCATGGCCCTTCAACGATATGGACAAGAGCTTCAAAATCTTACCGCTAATAATTATCTTTCCCAGCTAGCCGGTCTTGGAAACATGGGCCTTGGTGCTGCTAATGTTATTGGGCAAGCAGGGGCTCGTAATGTTTCAGGGGGCACGAACTCGACTGGGGGTCTTGGTAAAGCGCTTGGTAAAATTGCTTCTAGCATTGCTGCGTCTGACCCCCGTCTTAAGTATGATGTTACTAAGCTTTTTGAGCTTGAGGACGGGCTAGGCGTCTACGAGTGGACATACATTTGGGAAGAAGAAGGAACTCATAACATCGGGGTTATGGCGGATGAAGTGGCCGAGCTCCGGCCTTGGGCTCTTGGTCCCACGGACGAATACGGTTTCATGTCTGTTGATTACGGAAAGCTGTAAAAATGGATATTTTGAATTTTCTGGCTTCTGCGTTGATGCAACAAGGGGCGTTTAATCCGCGAGGGGCGAGCCCTGATGTTGAGGAAGAAATTGTTGTTCAAGGGGCTCGCGCTCCTTTTGAGCTTGACCCCGATCCTACGTTTGTAAGGAGGGGAGAACCTTACCGTGAATTCGGACCTCGTCAAGGGGGCAAAGGGATGTTCGGAATTAAGGGAACCATGAGGGACGTTCTCGGTCTTCTTGGAGACTCCCTGTTGGTAGGTAACGACGTTTCTCCGGTGTATGCTCCTCGACGGCAGCAAGAAAATATTTCAGAAGCTCTTGAAGTATACCGAAAAGACCCGGCTCTTGGGCAACAGCTTTTGGACCGAGTTGCTCCTGAGATGAGTCAAAAGATGGCTGAAAATGCCCGCCGTGAAAGCCTAGATCAACAACGTATTAATCAACAACTTCGGGCTACCGAAAGTCTTGAACGAGAACGGCGGCTTAAGTCTTTTGGTACGATTGCTCAATACGCTAACGCTGCCCGAGATGAAAGTAGTTATCAGCGAATGAAGCCCATTCTCCAAGAATATATTAATGATAACGGCCTTAATTTTCCTCTTCCTGATAAATATGATCCTAATATTATTCAAGACCTATTGAAAGCTGCTATTGGTCCTGTGCAAGAACAGTCTTTAGATATTCGTGCTCAAAACGCACAAACTGCTGCCGCTCGTACTGCCGGTAATCTTGCGCTTGGGCAAGGACGTCTTGGTGTTGCTAAGCAACAAGCAGACATAGCGCAACAAAGAACAGACATCTATAGAGATGACGTAAGGTCTCGAATCAATACTAGAGAGAATCCGCCAAACCAAAGAAAACGCATGACTGGTCAAGGAGCTGCTCCTCCTAGCCGAATACCCCCAGGTGCAGTTGACCTTGGTGGTGGTGTGTTCAGGCTTGCTGATGGCACTTTTGCAAATGCGCAAGGCGTGCCCCTGCGCCCAAAGGTTAAATAATATGGCAAATAATAAGGTTTTTGTTGACAATCAAGGGATTGAATACGAGGCGGTAGAAGATTCTGCCCCGCTGCGTGTTACAATTAGACCTCTTGCAATGCCGCCTAATAATACGGAAACTAAGGGCACTACAAAAGCAGGAATTCTTGTTGATAGTCAGGGCATTGAATATGAACCTATTGATTTTGCCCCTCCAGTACGACTTCCTGATGCTCCTGATGATGCCTCCGGCGACGCTCCTGATGCCCCGGGCTTTCTTGGCACGATCAAAGACTACATTAATCTAGCAGACACGGGCGTCTATAACACGCTTAAGACTTTTACTGATGCTGTTGGAGGTGCTGGTAACGTTGCCTCTGAGTTTCTAGAAGAAAGAGCAAAATACGAAGAGGACTCTCTGTCTCCGTATCGTAGACAATTGATGCAACTGCAACAGCAACTGTTGAACCAAGCCGAAGGACAAGGCCTTGGTGCAGAAGTAGGGGCTGCTTGGAAAGCCTTTAAGACGGCCCCCGGCACTATGCTTGCTCAAGGGGTCGGTTCAGTACTTCCTTTTGTTGGAGCTACTATTGCTGGAGGAATTCCTGCTGCTGTTGCGGCTGGCGCTGTTTCTGGAGCGGGTGCTGTTAAAGGAACTATCTACGATGCAGTAAGAGAGACTAGCATTGCTGCTGGAGTTCCTGAAGAAAAAGCAGAACAACTTGCTCGTGAATCTCAGGCCTACTTTGGAGGTAACACTGACCAGATTGCTATTGGCGCTGGTATTGGTGCTCTTGCTTCAAGGCTTGGGGTTGAAAAAAGTGTGGCAGGGGCTATTGGGCGTACTGCGGCAAGTCGAGGCGTGACTAAAAGCGCCGCTAAAGGTTTTGTCGAAGAGGCTGCTACTGAAGCCGCTCAAGAAGGGCAAGAAAAGCTTGCTGGAAACATTGCCCTTAAAAGGGCTGGATACGATAATGACATCTTCAGGGGTACGGCTAGTGCAGCTACTCTCGGGGCCCTTACTGGAGGGCCTCTGGGGGGCACCCTAGGGGCCGTTGAAGGCCGAGTCGGTACTGTTACAGCCGGAGGCGATCAAGCGGCTGCACAAGCCCGAAAAAAGGTTGCTAGTACTATTGAGCTGGCAGGACCTGCTAATGGCAAATATTACACTGCTGAAGAAGCCGCTACTGAAATTAACAAGATTGTAGGAAGATGGACTAATCCTCCTGAAATTGAAGTTGTTGATACAGTAGACGATATTGCTGATCCAGACATCCGTGAAGAGGTCCAACAAGAGGCTGGTCCTACAGACGTTCTTGGTTTCTATGGCCGAGATGGAAAAGTTCGTATTATTGCCGGCAACATTACTAATCCAGCCGACCTTAAGGGCGTTCTATTCCACGAAGCACTTGGACACTACGGTCTTGCCCAACAGTTTCGCAACGGGCTGAATGCTCTTCTTCGCAGTATCTATCGTACTAGTCTGGAGATTCAGCAACTTGCTCGTGATTGGGTAAATCAACAAACTAGAGATTGGTCAACCGAAGAGCGGGAGGCGGCCCTTCGAGACCTTGACGCTAATCCTGAACTTGCTGTTGAAGAAGTTCTTGCTTCCCTTTCTGAGGGCGGTCCGGTTGTTGCAACCATGCTCGATAAAATTAAAAACTATATTAAGAGCATGGCCCGTAAGGCCGGGATGAAAAATGTTGATTATTCTGTTCGAGAAGTTCAAACCATTCTTGCTCAAGCTCATGCAAGGGTAATTAGCGGGAAGGCTGCTGCTTCACCAAGCAGCTCTGGCGTTACCAGATTTTTGAACACGTGGCACGGTAGCCCTGTTGACGAATTTCGCAATGTAGACCACGACAACCCTTACGGCAAGTTTGATGACGCCTTTATTGGAACTGGAGAAGGCGCTCAAGCATTTAGCTGGGGCCATTACGTTGCTATGAGGCGTAGAACTGCTGAAGAAAAGTATCGTTTTGGTCTTCTTTCTTTAAAAGGAAAAGAGCCAAAAACAATTATAGGGCCAAACAACATTACACTAGAAGAGTGGGCAGAACAAAATGCTCCTAATTATTACTATCTTATTGTGAATACGGTTAATGACTTTGGAATTGGTAAAAAGGGAGTTATTGATGCTATTAATTACCTAGAAACCCCTGAACATAGATCAAGAAAACAGGGAAAACCGCCTCGTTTAACACCCTACGACCAAGAAAAACGAGAAGCCGCTAATATCCTGAAACAAATTCTTCCTCTTGTTGTTGATATGCCTCCTCCTAACCCTCTTACAGAGGAAGAAATTAAACTCGTTGCAAAGATGTTTAGGTACACTCCTGGAGAAGTTTCAAGAATGCGTATGCATGTTCTTCGCGAGGAGTTGTCTAAGCAGGCTGATTTTCATCAAATGAAGGCAAGAGACTTTAAAAAAGAAGCGGTTGATTACGATAATCCTAGGCTCTTTAGGTGGGCAAAACAAGAAAAAAGGGAAGAACTTAAAATAAGAGCTTTGCTTAAAAAATATGAAAATGTAAAGCCCCCCGGTTCTACCTTTGAAGTAGAAATTCCTGATCCTAAATACGATCCTGAAACTGGAAAGATTATTAACCCAGATGGGGCATTGTATCTTAACTGGGATGGTCCAGTAGCTCCTGAAGTTTTAGATGCGTTTAAGCGGCTAGGAATTAACCCTGCAAAAGTTTTTTTTCTGGGTCCCTCTCTTGCGGGGCAAGAGCTATATACCCATCTTGTTCAAAAAATGTATACGCCAATTAGTTACGAAAGATACTTACTGGAAGAAAGCTTTAGGGATACTTATAACAACCCCAGTAGATATTATAACGATAAGGGCGAGCTTGTAGACCCTGACGGTATCCCCGGACCTACACCTCCTGTCTCTCTCCTAAAAGAGTTGAAGAGACTTTCAAAACTGGCTTTTAAAGAAATACCAAACGAGAACGCTCCTAGACTTGCGTCTAAGGCGCTATCCCGAGAAGGTGTAGTTGGAACTCAGTTTCGTGATGGGTTTAGTCGTAATAAAAACAAAAATATTACATACAACTTCGTTATCTACGACCCCAAAGATATGAAGATTATTAACAAGTTCTCTAAGCGTAGTGCTAAGATGATTGGAGGAATTAATTTTGAGAAGCTTCGAGCATCTTCTAGTATCAAGAAAACTCTTAGGGAAGCTGCTGAGCAAATAGATACTAGTGGTCGTGGGACTACTCACAGAGAAATTGTGGACGCCGCTAGAGCGGCTGATCTTCTCCCGGAAGAGTTCTTAAAGCTGAAGCCGGGTATTGATGCAGTAGACATTACTGGTGGACGCATGATCTTGCTTGATCTTGCAGGCAAGGTAAACGAACTTTCTTGGGCCATCAGAAACAACGAAGCCACTACGGACCAAGAGCTTGAGTTCTTGGAACATGTTGTTATGCTAAACGAGGTTATGGCCCATTTGTCAAAGACTGCAAGCACTATTGGACGTACTCTGAATGCTCTTGGAATTACTCTTGGAAAGGCCCGTAGAGGAGGCTTTGACCTTAGATATGCTCTGAAAGACGTGAATTTGGGCGGGATTAGAACGCCCGAAGATATTAGGCGTCTGGCAGAGCTGATCGGAAAAACAGAAGGTAATCCTCAACAGATT